AAAAAAAACATGTATCCCCCGGTTGAATAAGTCGGGGGTTTTTTGTATCTTTGTTCTATGTTAGAAGTAGAAGGTAAAACATTTCATAAGTTTGTTGAGATTAAGAACTATAGAACTAGTTTATATCTTAATTATTGCGATATAAATCAAAAAGATAGACATGTCTTAGGTTTGTATGTTATAACAAAAAAGAAAGATCAGTTCTATTCTGATGCTCAATTCCACACCGAAGAGGATTTTGTTAAACATTTTGGAAATCCATTTGCGTCAGTCCATTTTGATAGACAAAGATTATTTATAGAAGAGGGTGACGATAAAATATCAATTAAGTATCAAACTTATATAAAAGATAGAAAAGTAGGGGGTAGGTTCTTCACAGAAAGAAAGAATACACAGTATTTCACATTCAATTTCAAAAAGAAAATGTTTTATTCAGGAACATTTTCAACCAAAAAGAAACAAGTTATTGGAAGAAGTATGAAAGTTAACCCAACATACTTTACAATTGAAGCTTTCTTAAGAAACATTAGAATTGATAATAGTGTTGCTGTGGACCAGTATCTTTATTTTTTCTTGGAAAAGATTTGGGATAGAATGGGAATTGAAAATCCACAAAACTTTCAGTGGGATTGTATGAGATCATTTTATAGTTTAACTTACTATTTGGTTAATGGTATTAAAATCCCAAACAATTGGAGAAAATTCACAGGTACATTCTTTTCTAAAAAAGAATTGAAGAAGTTTGATATGAACTTGGTTGATACCGCAATGGATAAACTAAAACTCAAAGGTTCCAAAGTTAAACAGATTTTCAATGAAATGGAATGGATTGATTTTGATAGATTGTATATGGTTTATAACATTTTAGGTATAGACAGGTTTAATAAAATTGAAAACAAAGTATTTCACCCATACTATGGTGATGAAACAATGCCAATGGAAATGAATCGAATGGGTGGGTCTTTTGAATGTTTTTATTCAGATAAAGAACAATTTAATCAATATTTCTTGGGTAGAATGTTAGTTCCTTTAACACCAAAAGAAAAAGATAGAATTTTAGATTTGATGCCATATTTAGGCCATTATGACTGGAGAACTTTAATTGACCATTTAGAGATGAAAAAAGATTTAATGAATCTTGGCGAAGATGTTAAATTTAAATTCACAAACATTAGTAGTTTTAATTTAGAACACGAGGAGTTTAGTCGTCTTTTACAATCATACAGAAAAGGTGAAGTTGAAAGATTTTATGGTGATGTAGATAGTTTAGAAACACCAATTGAATACGAAGGTGAAACATATTATCCTGTTCTTTTTCGTAAAACTGCGGACTATGAAAAAGAATCACAACACCAAAGAAATTGTGTTCGTGGGTATTCAGAAAGACCTGACTGCGTGATCTTCTCAATTCGTAAAGGATCAACCGATGGTGATGAAAGAATTACCGTTGAATACCAGTTCAGACAAAATGAGATATTGAATGTCCAAGAAAGAGCAAAGTTTAATGCAATGCCTTCGGATGAGTTTTCACAAGTTGCAAGAATCCAACTTGCCAACATCAACCTTATGTATAAACTTGGAACTTTAAAATTACCAAAGTTGATTAAAAAATACCGTAGTGGTAAAGTTATTGAACAACAGTCTGTGTTTAATAGTACTGACGTTAATTATGGTGGTGATAAATCTTATGCTAAAATAATTAGAATGAAACCACAATGGGACACATGTACTCCTGAACTATCATATTGGGACGAAGAAAGGTGGCCTGACAGATTAGTTGACGATTTTTTTGATGAACTACCATAATTATTAAATATGGATGAAGAAAAGTTAATACCTGATCACGTTTTTGAAACATTCAAAAACAATTTTAAAACGGATACCTATCCGAACATCATTAGAACAAGAAACATTATAAAAGATGGGTTGGATATCTTAATTAATAAAAATAAAGTACTATGGTCATCAACCATTTATGATGGTGGTGTGTTTAATTATATATCTGGTACCGTAAAGTGGGGTACTAATGAAGTTTTGGTGTATTTTGAAAAAGTAACCGATAACTCAACTTACAAAGTATTTATATTGACAACAGACTTAAATAATACTAATATGTTACTAATAGGATTAAATAAATATTTCACAATCGATAGAATATGAAAATTGCGGTAGTTTATACAATGAAAGGGTGTCCTCATTGTGTTCATATAAAAGAAGAACTTAAAAAGAATAAAATCACATTCATTGAAAGAGATATTGAAGAATATGAGGAAGAGTACGATGAGTTCGTTAAGGTTGTTGAAAACGAATATGTCCCAGCTTTAATGTTATTAACTTTAGATGATAATGATAATGCACATAATGTTAAATTACTTGCTCCTGATAGAGACTACCAAGACATATTCGAAGGTGTTGAGTTAGTTAAAAACTACCTTTTATAGTAGAATAAAGTCCCTTGAGTGACTTAATTGTTTAAATGAGTATTCTTCATCGTTACCCATAATAAGTGATTCTAAATCATCTATATTTCCATATTTAGATTTTAGTGATTCAACATCAAATGGGAATACATCTAAAACTAATGACTCCAACCAATGAGTGTTAACGATATGATCATCATTGTGTAATACAAAGTTAACCGTTAAATTATCCATGTCATTAAGATTAACATCAGAATATAACGATACGTCTATTTTTTTACTAATACCAAGACCAAATATGTGGTTCTTTATTGACCATAGTAAAAAATGATATAGTCTATTGTTATTTGATAGTCCGTAAACTTTATCTGATACGTATATTTCTTGTGAGAAATCACATTTAATTAGGATGTAATTGGGGAATTGTTCTTCTAAAATATTAATTACAGTTGATAGTTGATCTGATGAACAATCATAATAAACATGATTAGTTCTTTCTTGTAATTTAAAATTAAAATACACTTTTTCTTTAGTATATCTATTTAGTTTTTGTTGTAGGTTTTGATATTTCTTTTCTTGTGATTTAATAAAAACCTCTTTAAGATTTAATGGTTCTTGGTCGACCACTTTGTTATATAATATAGAATCAATAACTCTCACTTTATTTGATAATTCCGTATCATATTCTTTTAAGTAATTTTGAAATAATTCGGCTAAGTTTATAGCTTCGTTATATGTTGTTGTGCCTTTTACAATAAAAAAATTCCTGACGTTAATTACTGAAATATCAGTTTTAGCATCAGGAAGATTCTTATTAATTTCTTTTACGATAAGGTTTGCGAATATATTACATAGATTTTTACCATCTAAAAAATTGTAGAATTCAATATAATTCATTTTGTTTTAATTAGTGTTTATTTTTCTTAATCTTATTGAAAATAAAAATTAAGTTAAACACTTAAACAAAATAATTACTTTTTGTTGTAATATTTCTCCACAATTTTTGTAACCGCTTGTTTCACAGTCTCGTTATTTTGTTGTTGTTGAGTTTGAGTCTGTTGTTGAGTTTGTTGCTGATTTTTTTTACATCCGCATCCCATAACTTATATTTTTAATAAATTTATTTGTTTTCAGACGTAGTTGTCTGATCTTGTTGTGTTTGATCTTGTGGAGTTTCCTCTACTTGTGCTTTTTTACATCCGCATCCCATGACAATAATTTTTAATAGGTTTATTTGTTATATAAATATTTGTTTAATTAATTTTATCTGGTGATTATAAATAATCAATCCTAAAAACGATATATTTATACTATATGTTAGAAAATTCTGTAAAAATAGAACCGGAAGAGTTTGTTGATTTGTTAAAATACAGTAATGGTGATGTTGCTGCTATTGCAAAATTCCCACAATATCGAGGTAAACAAATTATCATTGATGGTAATTTAAGTCTAAATGGGATTAAAGACATTAAAAATTTTAATATTATCGCATACGTTAATGGTAATTTAGATATTTCATGGTCATCAGTTGATTATTTTGACAGATCAAAAGTTAAAGGTAATTTTGGTTATTATGGTAGTTCTATGAGTGTTATAGAAGAAAAGAAAAAAACACAAAAAAAATTAAATGAACTTGATGTATTAAGAGCAAATGATGAATGGGATGTAACTAAAAACACTAAAGATGGTAACGAAAGTGAAGCTGTATATGATTTTTTAGTTGATGAAGGTATCCCACAAGAGTATGAAGATGAAAATGGTGAAGAAAAAATAGAAGACAAATATTTTTTATTTATGGAACCTTATAGTCATTATGGTGGGTCTATGTTTACGTGGTTAGGTGACAATAGTTTTAAACAAGAGTATGTTGTTTATAGTAGCGATCAGTTGGATGATGCGGTAAAGGAATCCGTAGTGGGTCACATAGATGAACTTGGATATGAGGCGGCTCCAGATTATGTTTTTCAAAATAATTTAAATGAAGATTACGTTGAGAGTTGGTTAAATGATTTTTATTATGAGACGGTTCAAGAAGACCCTGATAGTTGGGAGGTTGGAAAAGAACTATCTAGTCAACAAGAAAAATACGTACAGATATATAAAACAAAAATTGATAAACTCACTGACAGGTTAAAAAATGAAACTCTTTCTGATGATGAACGAAGTAATATTGAATCTGAAGTTGATGATTTAGATACTCTTATTGAGGACATAACAGATGACCCACAAGGTGATTATAGTGATGAAGAAATAGATGATATAGTAAAAGCATTAGTTAGTGATGCTTCTTACAATTTTTCTAGTTGGTTAAAAGACATGGGATTTGATGATAAATTCATTATGGATTTTATAGATATGGATGCGGTTATTGAGGAACTATCAAATAATGCTGAACCCGGTGATATCCTTGGTAGTTATGACGGTTCAATGAGTGAGTATGAGGTAAATGGTTTACGGTATTACGTGATGAGATATAACTAATTTATTTACACTTTTATAAAAAGTCCTTATTTTTATTTAAAAACTTTAATGAACACTGATTGGGTATTCCAAGAACCTATTGATTTTGAACATAAACAATATGTACTTTTAGATTTCTTACAAAAAATGGATAAACAACTTCAAAATTTGAAGTTATACCCCAATTTCCAACAAATTTCTTTACACCTGGCAAGTATCAACCTGATCACTGAAAAAGGTCAGTTCTTAACATTAAATCGTAAACTTAAAGATCCTGATGATGAGATTTTAATATCTGATCTGATGGCAAATAATCTACCACTATTCACGAAAGATGAAATAATGGAGATATACCAAGTTTGTCTTTTTTCTAATGACAGGATAAAAGATTTCTTTAACCAAGCAAAGGCATTGTGGGACGTGGCGAATGACTCCATTTCTATAGAAGCGATACAAAATCCAAAAAACATAGAACCAAAACAAGGGTTATTTTATATTAAAGATAATGGGTTAACACATCTTTATGAGTTTATTATTAAACCAATTAAAAAAGATGCGGTTGAAACAAAATGTACCATTAAAAAAGTTTGTACATGTCAAGAAGATAATTTTGAAGAAAAGTTATTAGAAGTTAAAAGACCACTAATTAAAAATATAAACGACCCGAACATCCACAAAAAACTAATTGTTTTTAAAGTTCACCACACAGAACAATTCCCATTTAAGGAAACATTACTACCAATAGCAAAAAGAAAAGTGATGAATTATATGATTCAATCTAAATTAATTAAGAATAAAAATTTGACAAAGAAGTATTAAATAATTAAATTTTAAGTATTATGGAATTAGACGTATACCAAGTAATAAAAGACCTAATGAAGGAATATCCAAACGATATGGAATTAGGTAGAAAAGTTAGAGACTTTATTAACGGAGTAAAAAAAATTAAAGAAGAAAAAAATGGGGTTCAACAAAAGGTTTCTTTGTAAAGAACACATACTTAAAAACGTAGACAGAATCATGGATTACCTTGATGCCGACGCTGTCTTAACTACAGACCAATTCTCAAGAGACGTTTACCGTCTATTTAATCAGGGCAAATCAAAAGAACAAATAATCCAATATATAATAGAAAACAAATGAAAATTAAGTTAGAGTATGTTTGGCTTGATGGATATAAGCCTGAACCAAACCTTAGAAGTAAAGTTAAAATAGTAGAGTACGAATTAATTAAAAATTTAAGGGTTGAAGATTTTCCAGTATGGAATTTTGACGGGTCATCAACTGAACAAGCAAATACCGGTAATTCTGATCGTTTATTAAAACCTGTTAGGATTTATAAATCAAGAGAATTCCCATTAGAAAATAGTGTCATTTATGTTTTTTGTGAGGTGATGAATCCAGATAATACACCACACGAATCAAATTACCGATCATTACTTAATGAAGAACAAGAAGATTTATGGTTTGGTTTTGAACAAGAGTATTTTATCCGTGAAGAAATTAACGGAAATATATTAGGACACAAAAGAAACATCCTAAAAGGCCAGGGTGAGTATTATTGTGGTGTTGGTCATAGTGTCGTTGGACGTGATTTTGTTGAAGAACATTTAAATATGTGTTTAAATCATAAAATTGACATTACCGGAACAAACGCCGAAGTGGCGTTAGGTCAATGGGAATACCAAGTGTTTTCAAAAGGTAAATTAAAAGGTGGGGATGATTTATGGATGAGTAGATACTTCTTGCATAAAATTTCAGAAAAGTACGGATATCATATTGATCTTCACCCTAAACCACTTACACATGGGGAATGGAATGGTTCAGGGTTACACACCAACTTCTCAAATGATAAAATGAGAGATAAGGGTGGTTACGATTATTTTATAGCAATTTTCAATTCATTTGCATCAAGACATGAAGAACACATTAAGGCGTACGGATCAAACAACCATTTAAGGTTAACAGGTGGGTTTGAAACACAAGCAATCGATAAATTTAGTTGGGGTGTATCTGATAGAGGTGCGTCGATTAGGGTTCCACAGGACACGGCAAATGAATGGAAAGGTTATATTGAAGATAGAAGACCTGGTTCAAACGCCGACCCATATAAAATCATTAGAGAAGTTTCAAAATCATTAGACACTGCTGAAGAGATATTAGAAATTAAAATGAATATGAATTCTAATGTAAACGTGACCGGATTAAGTGAAAAATATAGAACAATTTCTAATGATGAATTATTAAAAGAATATAGAGAAGAATAATGGAACAAGTAAATCACCCACAACATTACGGAGGAGAAGAAAACCCATACGAAGCAATCAAAGTAATTGATGCTTGGCAATTAGGTTTTAGTTTAGGAAACACAGTAAAATACATAAGTCGTGCGGGAAAGAAAGATTCCGATAAAGAACTACAGGATCTAAAAAAGGCGATGTGGTATCTACAACATCACATTGATAAATTAGAAAAAAATAACTAAAATGAATTGGAATCCAAATGACTGGCAAGGTAGAACCAAAGAACAGGTAGAAAGAAATTACAAAGTATTTGGGAGGTCAATTGTTATTGTATTAATATTTGGATTAATACTTTATTTATACGATAAAATATAATTAAAATGAAACTAACAGAACAACAAAAAAATCAAATCCTTAATCAATATGAGGGATTAAAAAACGATGAACAAACACTAGGTGAAATACACGAAATAATTGTGGATTTTTGTTTGGACGAAGAAATCGTTGACTTATCTGATGATGAGGACGGAGACCTTTTTGAGGAGTTTTCAAATGAAGTGTGGGATTTTTTAGAGAGTATAAAATAAGAAGATGATAGAAACAGGAAAAATATTAAACGGAGACTGCGTTGAGGTAATGAAAACATTACCCGAAGGTTGTATTGACTTAATTGTGACATCACCACCATATGGAGTTGGAATTGCTTATGATGTTCATGAGGATGATGTCGAATTTACTGAATATGTTGAGTTCGCTAAAAACTGGTTAAGCGAGGCTTATAAAGTATTGAAGGATGATGGAAGAATTGCATTAAACATCCCTTATGAAATCAACAGACAAAAGAAAGGTGGGAGAATTTTCTTTGTTTCTGAAATGTGGCAAATCATGAAAGAAATTGGTTTTGGTTTCTTCGGTATTGTCGATTTGGAAGAGCAATCACCACACAGAAGTAAGACAACCGCATGGGGTTCTTGGATGAGTCCATCGAGCCCTTATATCTATAACCCAAAAGAATAAAAACAGTTTATGAGGAAAACGATAAGAAAGAGTTTATGGAACTTGTGTTTGGTCAGTGGAATTACTTTGCAGATACTAAATCACTCACCAAGGCAACGTTCTCGATGGACATACCCACCAAAGCGATTAAAATATTGTCCTACAAGAACGATATAGTTTTGGATCCATTTGCTGGTAGTGGAACAAGTTTGGTGGCTGCGGAGATACTTGGACGTAGATGGTTAGGTATCGAACTTTCACCAAATTACGTGGAAATTGCCAATACTCGAATAGAATACTTTAAAACATTAGAACAAATAAAAGAAATCCCATTTCCATAATGGGATTTTTTATTTTATAAGGTATTTATTATTATGAAAATAGTAATAACAGAATCACAATACAGATCATTAATTAACGAATCAGGAATTAGAAACATTAATGATTTAGCAAAACGATACAAAAAGGCTAAAATTTATTTTCACCAGGATTTAGATGGCGTTACCACAGCGATAGGGATGAAAAACTATTTAGAGAACTACGGTATTAAAGTAGTTGATGCTGAAATAATCCAATATGGAGACAAAGAATTTTCAGTTAAGAAACCTGATGCTAGTGGTGATGTGATGCCGGTTTTGGTTGATTTTGCTCACGGTAAACCGATGTTTGTTATTCATACTGACCACCACGATACCCAAGCTGGTGTGGAACCTGAAACATCAACAAGTTTCAAATCCTCAAGATCAAACATAGAGACAATATCACAAGTTGTTTCACCAAAAGAAATTTTCCCTAACGAAGATATTAATATCATATCTACTGTAGATTCTGCAAATTTCGCAGTTAACAAAATCACACCGGATATGGTTATGAATTACTTACTTAAATTCGATAAGGATAGTAGTTTGAGATCAAACAAGTTTTTAATGGGATTGGTAACAAATAAATTATTATTAGCATTTAAAAACAAACCAGAGTTTTTAGAAGAAATAGTATTAAATGCTCAACCATCACTTTTAAGTATTTTAAATAACATTAAAAAACAAATATCAACTAAAGGGTACGCAAGTACTGAAGACTTGGTACAAAACCAAGCTAACTATATTGAAAAACAAAAAGAAAATCCTAATGTAACAAGAACAGGAAGTATTATTGTACAATATGGGGGAGGGTCAATGATTAAACCCGGATCTTACGATAGATACACACCATTTAAAAACAATCCAGATGCTGACTTTATTGTTATTGCTTGGCCATTAGGTTTAGTACAAGCATCTTGTAACCCGTTCAAAGAAGACAGAGCATTGAAAGGTGTTAATTTAGGTGAAATGAAAGAAGAGGTATTGGGTAAATTCGAAAGCGAATTAAAAGGAATGAAAATTACATTTGGTACACTTAAAAGGTTATCTGAAGTGAGTGCCGAATATCAATCAGTTGGATTTACACTAAAAGATTTAATCGCCATCTACGGAGGTAGAGAATCATTTAAGGTAAACGCCGATGATAGGTTAATGACTATTATTGGTAATATTTCTGAAAAACTGTATAGAAACTTAACACCAAAACAAAAAGACCTATTGGATAGAATTACGGTTAATGGGTGGGATGTTATCCAAGCCAATTCAGGTGGGCATAAATGTATTACAAACATTTCTGGTATTAGTTATTTGTATAGAAATAAAAAAGAGGAAGTGGCTGAATATGAAGATGATCGTTTAACTGCTATTAGTCAGTACAATGGTAAAAATAATTTCCTAAATGATATCAAATCAAAATTATCTAAATATAAGAGATTATCTGACCCACAAATACTTGCGGCTATGAAACAAATAGAAAAAGAAGCCTTGAGCCCACAAGTTACACCAACAGAGGACATAACGTCTTACGTTCAATTAACTAAAGCGATTCAACAAGAATTTGTTAAAGTTTTAAATGATTATATTAATAAAGGGTAGTTCTAATTAGATCACCTTCTTTGATGTTTAATCTCTGACAGGTACCTCCTTGAAGTTCTAATACACGATCACCAAATCCGGTGAACTCCTCACATGCCTCCTCTACATCACAAGGTAAACAATCATGATGTATTCTGGTAATAGTATCACCATCAATCATAATGATATCCAATTGTGTAATACATTCAAACATCCAAAAACTTTGTTGTGTTCTACTTGGCATAATAAATAACATACCATTAAAATTCATGTTAAATGTTTTATTTTTCATACCATCTTGGATTGAGTTTGGTGTTACACAAACTTTACATTTAAACATACTATTATTGATAAAAAGATTCATACTAATAAATACCCAAAAAATTTAAAAAAAAATTAATAATTTCTGTTTTTTTGGTAAACAACGATATATTTATAATTACCCTCAAAAAATCAAAACTTTTTTATTGGTATGTTGACAAATCGAAATAATAGTATTAGATTTGTAAAACAATTAGGAAACGACCTAATTAAATAATTGAATTATTAACCTTTAAAACTCTTTTTATGAGTGAAACAGTAGTTATTGAAAATTTAATATTTTCTTACTACGGATCTGACGGGAAGATGTATTACACGCCAAGTGCTGAGTTTGCAACCGCACAGGCTAAGAAATACGGAACTGATGATGTGTTTGTAGTAAAAAATTAAAAAAAGTTCACAAGGTACTTGACAGATCAAAAGAAATGTCGTAACTTTGTAAAACAAATCGGAAAAGTCCGAAAAGTTCTTTGAAATTATAACCGATCGAAGTGATCGACTCGAATTAAGTAAGAGATTAACCCCCCTTTCTTTAAGAGTAGTTGACATGAAGATCTTGGGCCGTGTATAGTCCATAAAATAAACTACGAAAGTAGGATAAAGTGAACCCTTAAGTGTGTTGGGTTTGCGCCTTGAGTAATCGAGGTCGAGTACACAAGCGGGATACCGTATAACCTTTAGTACCGAGGGCAACGCTGTAGGGAAAATGGTTAGACGAACTGGCAATGTGGGTTGTCAGTTTGAGGTGGGAACACCAATAGGAATAACCCGTAGGAATATTGCAAAACATGAGATTATCCGTTTTCATTATTGCGTGTTCCAATACAAAAGGGTACTTAAAACCGAAAGGTATGTTAGAGTACGGGTGGTGCCGTTACTAACCTTGATAAACTTCTACCAAGAGGTTAATCTCGAAGTAATCT